GAAAGCTCCAAAAGTTGTTTAATGTCATTTCTTTTTTATCAAAGACATCTTCTAAATCTTTTCTGGTAAATTCTCTTTCGGCAATATTCCTTGCTGTTTCATAACGTGGATTAATTGCATCCATTTCATCGACCATTTCATTACGAGCTTGTGTTGCTTGGTCAGAACTAAACTTCTGCATCCCGGAAACATCGCCTTTTTCCATGTCACCGATTACACGCTTAACTACATTCCAGTATTTAAAACTGTCTTCTGGCATGTTTCTCACAGCACGTTTATAGGTAGATTTATTTTTTAATAGCTTGATAGCATCTTCAACGACAGGGTCTTGTTTCCACTTTTCTATAAATTCAGGTGGAACTGTTGAGGCCATTGCATTCTCATATTCTGCTTTTTTCTGCGGATCTAATTGCTTTTCGTCATAAATAGTATCAAGCAGGTTATCAATTGCTTTTGCCTCTGTACCTACTCGTTCCTTGCCTTTTTCATAAAGCAATCTAGCACCGCCTGAAGTGCGGCCAACATTAGCTTCTTTTGCGGTTTGGAATGGCGAGAGCAAAGCTTCACCGGGTGTTAAAAAGCTAATACCCAATCTTTTAGCTGCGTCCATCCTTTCTTGCATCTTTGGTAGATCAGCCGGGGTAATATCAGCAAATAATTTACGTCTGGCCATTTCTTCTGGCGCGACAGAAATATGCTTTAAGTACGAGGCAAGAGCACCTATTGTGGGCTGTAAAATAGCGCCTGCGCCGGGAATTTTTGAACCGTAATCAGCAGCAGTTTCTAAAACGGATCCAGCAGTAGAACCAACCATTTCAGGAATTTGGCCTATAGCGTTCGTGGCCGTCTGTGGGATGTTTCTTACAGCTTCTGGAATATTCTTAACAACGTCAGCAGTCTTTCCTGCAACGCCAGATTTATTCAATACCTGTCCAGCCTTATGACCAATCATCGTCATTAAAGCGGCCTGCACTGGATCTTGATTTTCTCCAGTTGCTAAAGCTGCATTTGCACCGGCTATAGGAAGCATTCCACCGCCTGCCATTTCAGCAGCTTTACCGGGTACGAGAAAAGATGAAATCATCTTCATGAAACGATCGCCTTCGTTCTGGTCGCCAATACCCAAAGCCCCTTCCATGCCCTTGATAGTTGGCATAGCTGAGCGCGGCAATCTTTCGGCTGTCTTTTGCGAAATAAGACCTTTTTGCGCCAGATAATCAGCAATATTGCGTGGTATGTCATGAATAGCTGCAGCGCCTTCAATAACGCCAGCTGGCCGATCTAAAGCTGCAGCTGCAGGGTTTGTTGCAGCACGTTTAACTGAAGCACCAGCGCCAGATATAATTTGCGGGATCATGCTCAATGCAGCTTCTGGCGTATTTAAGAAGCTATTCGTTATATCCTGTCCTATGCCACCAAAGCCATTGGTTGGTTCTGCCTGAATGTACTGTGAGCGCGGGACAGTGACCAGTTCGCCAGTTGTCTTATTTCTTAAAGTAATCGTGTCATTGTTGGGCATCTACTGGCTCCCAATCATTTGAAGAATACTCATTATCGCCGCCACCCATTCTGCCAATCGGCTGGATTTTGTTAGATCTTTTCACTTCATTTAATGAATAATTCTTTCTTCTTTCTAAATCTTTGACAAGGTTTGTAAGCCTTCTTCTATAAGCCGCATCAGTTTCTCCATGCCCTATTAATAATTGTTTCTTGACTGTTTCGATACCTTCATTAGTAGCAGGTAATCCATAAGCGCCAGCTAATGAATCTAATACTGAACTGACAAGGGCTTCATATTTATTTGATGCACTTTGAAATCCGGGAACAGAACCTAATCCTAATCCAGTGGTTATACCGGAAGATCTTGGATAAGCTTCCCATTGGAATTTGCTGCCTTTGTCATACAAATCTTGAATTTCTTTAATAATTGGCATTGCATTATCAATAGAAGAAACAATGTTCTGATGCTTACTAATCATTTTATTGGTTAGTGGAATGCCTTCTTCACCGCCGGTTGCTGAGGTACTTTGAACCGTGACAGTCCCACTTGGATAGGTCGTAATAACACTTGTTTTACCAGTTTTGTTATCAAATTTTATCTGCTGGGTTTTCTTAAATCCTTTACCTTCAAGGAATTTACGAACGTTTGGATCGCCATTTTCGTATAGCTTATCTACACCAACAAGCTGGGGTGATCCTTTCTTAATAACAACTTCATGCGGCTGTTCTGGTTGTTGCTGTAGTGCCAATTGTTCAGGAAGACCGGCTGGCGCTCCACCCTGTGCAGCTGCAGCTGGTTGTTGCATTGCTTGTGGCATCCCTTGCGGCATATTGGGAATTGCCATATTTTGCATTGCTGGTTGCATTACCTGCGCGACGGCCTGACCTAACTTTGGATTCAAAGTTGGAACGGCGCTGGGCGGCATTTGTGGCATTCCAGCGGGATATTGGATAGGAGCAGGCGTTCCCATTGTTGCTGGTGCATTTGGTGCAATAGCCCCCCCTGTTGGTGCAATTGGTGCATTTGTTTGCGTCGCGCCACCACCAGACAATGCCTGCTTCAATTGTGCCTCTAACGCCCTTTGCTGAGCCAAGTCATAAGCATATTTTTGGATTTCTAGCTGTAATTTTCTGTTATTCAGCGCGGTCTGAGCATTAGTTAGCCTCGATCCTTTCAAAGTTTCTTCAGCGTTAGGCTGCGCAAATTGTGCCTGAACGGCCTTAATAAGGTCATCCTTTGGCATCATCTTGCCAGCATAATAATTATTAACGGCATCACCAATACCCGAATAATCAGGCCGCTGAATGGGCACTTGTAAGAAATTAGGAAATTGAACAGCCATAATTTATCCCTTTATCCAAATAAACTAGAACCCACTTTTGCACCGGGAACACCGCCAAGATATGCCCCTGCTCCGGTAGATAAAGCTTTGGCAATTGCATTGAACAAGGCATTTTTGTTTGCGTTACGTTGGCTTGCAGACTGGAATGCAAGGCCAGCTTGTGATCCTAATGTTCCACCAAGCATGTCAGCCAAATTTCCGCTGGCTTCATAACCTTTCCCATAAATGTCTTGCTCGCCAGTCAAGCCAGTCCCATAAACACCAAGCGCATTTTGAAGAAATGTTTGCATGTCACGGGACATTAATTTCTGCGCCATGTCTCCGTATTCTTTCTGATGTTCTGGCGTCCCTGCTATTCCACCTGCCGCAGCAGTGGCGCCGATCCCTCGGCCTAATTCGTTTCGTTCGTATTTAGAACCCTCTGATTCATTGTAATGTTTAATTATTTCGTCAATGAATGAAGTCGGGTTTAATAACTTGCCGTATTCACCTTGGAGGAGATTCCCAGCATTCTTGCCGCTTTCAATAAATGGGTTATAGTATTTCTGGCCAATACCGGGGATTTGCTTCAAATATTGATTGGCAGCAGCCATAGGGTCTTCTTGGTCGCCACCACCCGTTATAAAATTGATACCTTGCTTGGCAACGTTGACCGGGTTAAATGCGTCATACCATGACATTTTAAATCTCCCTATGGATAAGGCGTTGTTGTAAATTTAACTAAAGAACCGTTTTGCTTTCCAACCCATTCATTCGCTGTGCTTTCATACCAAATAGTGCCGTTCGGCATAGGCTTGTTTGCTTCTAGCAGTACAAGGTTTGCAGCTGATATGGGCGGTATTGTCCATCCATTGTCGCTCAAAGCACCTTGTAGCGCTTGGATCAACTGGTCTAAAAACAATTGCATTTCAGAAGTAAGAAAACCATTTTCTCTAACAAATTGAACTTCTGAGAATACAGGTATCATCATATATTAAGCGCCTATTTCCATCGTACCATTTTTAACAACGAAACGACCGCTGCCCCAGAATCGTAATTGATAAGTAATCTGCTGAGCATAACCAAGGTTATTAAACCGTGGCTGGTTCTTATACTGGCCGGTTGCTTTTAATTGATAACTGACTACGTTGCTAAATGTGATGCCACCGTTTTTAGAAATCGTAAGATCAACGCGAGGCTTATTTGTATAACAATAACCACCTTCGACAAGCAGTGGAATACCGTCTTCGGTGTAAATGATATTTCCATCCTCTGTCAAAATGTATCCGACACAAACATCTTGGTCATAGGCATCTAAAGTTGTTCCGCTTTCAATAACGAAAGTGAACATCTTAACTTTGAATTTTTCCGGCCTGTTGGGAATACGATAAGTGTTAGTCAACCGCACACGAGGAATGTCATAGATCCTATCAACTGTTTCGCCAGCATCATTAACGAAAGTATCATAGGTCGTTAAGTCACTATTTATCTCATATAACGTGCCGTCTTTAAAGCTTAAGAAATAGTTTTTGTTATTGAAGTAAACAATTTGCCGCGCAGGAAATGCCGTAAAATCCCAATCAGTTATGTCATAAATTCGTTTAGTCGTGAAATCATACATAATGCTGAAATTATCGTCTTCATGGAAAAACGACAGGATATAAAAGACATGGCCACCTTGACGATAAAGCACGGCTGTTGACGATGATGGGTGCTGGACTGTTTCTAATAAATGATCTAGACCGTCAGTTGAAATCCTTTGGGCAGCGCCACCTTGCGAAACCATTAGCGCAGGGGATGATTTTTCATTGATGCCAAGCCAAGCGACGACATCATCATTTGCGGCAATTGTCGCAACGGAAGCCGCGCCATAATCAATATTGATTGTTGAATTACGCTGATAAACAAGCTGGCCACCAACGTTGCTCCAAATCTCTGCAACTGTTGTGCCAAATACTAAAACGTTATTGCCTTTTCCGGGTATGCGAAGAACTGCTTTGGCAAAGTCTGGTTTTGTCTGTAGTGCGAGCGTCTGAACCCATTTAAGGTTGTATGCACCAGACCCGGTATCAGCTTCATAGACGACCCAATTTGACCCTGCATTTGTCGTTAACGCATTACCGAAGATGAAATAAGTATTCTGGTAAGTAACATAATTAGGCTGGAAGTCTGAACCATGTGAATCATAAACAGCAGCGCTTATTGCTGATGGCGCGGAAGCATAATTGTAAATATAAGCAAGTGAACCATCGACGAATGCTATTTGAGACGATAAGTTTTCATCAAAGTAAACTTCACCTGTACTGCTGCTGATTGTACCTAATAATGTTGGTACGGCATCAACTTGGTTAATAAGGTAAACATCACCTGAAACCACCGCCAAAAGAAAACCACCGCGCACTGAATGGAAAACCCCGCGACCTTCAGCGCCTGTACCAATTAAATCAAGGATAGCGCTATAGCCGGGAAAGTTAGCAAGCCATTCTTCTTCGCCCGTACCATCTGAAGTAATGAACATATTGAAAGTGCGTTCAACAGAAATGGTCGGATAACGCCCGAAAACCGAGCTTCCAACGATTCGGACTGGTACTTCTTCGCTATCAGTAGTAAAT